TTTTTCCAAATTGAACAACATTTGCATCACTTGTATAAGATGTTGGTGAAGCAAAAGCCACATTTCTTCTATTGCCAACATGACTATTCATACCGCCAAGCCATCTTTCAAATCCATTTTTTATTAAAAAATCTTCGTCATTTATAATTGTTACTGTCCAATCTGCAAATACACGATTTCCCACAAATTTTACTTCACGTCCAAAATAAGGAATAACAACCGAACCCATTGATGCTCCCGGAAGTTGTGCTGTTTTACACATAAATTTAAATTCTTGTGTAACAGCACCAGAACCCGTAACTACTGTTGCAGGAAAAGCCATTGTGACTTCAAATAGATTTGGTCTAGCACCATCACTCTGAAGTCTAGAACGAAATGCATTTATATTAAAAGTCATTTATAATACTCCTGTTTATTTTTTATTTATCAGTAATTTCCTACAACCTCTTCAAAAGATACGCCTGTTCGAACTGCAACAAAGTTTAATTGAATAAAGTTTATTGCGCGTGCTGGCTTAACATAGATATCACCAATAAATTCATTTCTATCAATTACTTCACCTGTGTTGTTAGAATCGTCACAAATAACTCTAAAGTCAAAGATACCACGACGACTCTGCACATCACGCAAAAATGGCTCTACAAGAGATACAAATTGTGCTCGTGTAAACTCATCATTGAATTCAAATAGAGAGTACTTTGCTGCTGTTGCAATTGCTTTTTCAAGCACAATGAATAGACGACGAACATTGATGCGATCAAATGCACTTGGCTTTGTTAACATTGTTTTATCGCCGAATAATACAGTACCTTCTCCAGGAAAAGATACAACTGGATTTACACCAATCTTATATAATTCATCTCTTTGAGTTTTATTTGGATTCCATGATAGTTTAATAACATTTTTTATTTGACCACGATTAAATCCTGCAGGAGAAAACCAAGGATCTCGTGTTGTGTCGGTTCTAACACACAAACCAGCAATATCACCATTTAATGGCACGTAACGATATGTGTTATTATATTTGTCAAACATGTATTTCCATGCAGAATCAAATACGGCATATGAAGTTGAACGATTAATATTAGTATTCTTTTGTGTAGTAATTGCAGAAACTTCACCGCCAGGATTGTTTACAACGTTTGCTGATGCTGGTGAAATAAATGCAACACTATCTTTTCTAAATTCAGCAATATTATCAATAACATATGCAGATACAGTTGCACTTACATCTCCGGTTACTAGAAGTGAAACATCAACTTCATCAGCACTTTTAAATTTATCCCAAGAAACTTGTTTATTTGCGTCTGTGCATTGTGCATAAACACCACCAGAAAGTGTTGTTCCATTTGCGACTGCTGCACTCATTCCACCAACGCCATTATACGTTACATTGTTTGATGCCGCTGTTCCCCAATTTGATGTATTAGCCGGATGTGCAAGCCAACGAATCCAATTAGAACGTGTTGCAATAACGTCAGGATAAAAATTTGGTGAACCATCAAAATTCTTAGCATCAGAAGCAACTGACATGTTTGGATGTACTTCAAGAACCGCACCAGCAGCATTTGCGCCAGCTGGTGTTCCACCTTGAGCAATACTTCCTGTAGCATCAATTACCACAACATGAATTTCATCATTTGCTGCACCGCGAGAACTTGCGTATTGAGATGTACCTGGTGCCCCATCAAAAAATGATGCATAAGCCCATGAGTTAAATATAGCAGAATTTCCTGCTGAACAGTATGCAACTTTGATTGAATTTCCTAAAGTTCCAGCATGTTTTGCCGCAATGCCTAAGAAATTTGTATTACCAAAACCACTATTTGCAGTTGGAGATGTTCTATAAGTATAATCCCAACTATCATTATTTTCAATTAATATACCAGTACCATTGGCTGTTGCATTTTTTGAGCTGGCATTAATTGCACGAACAATTTTTAAATTATTTCCGTAAGCTAAGAAACTTGCAGCTACTAAAAATGGAACATAAAAATATGAATTATTATCTGGCTTACCAAATATGGCCGCAAGAGTATTTTCACTATCTACGGTAATTACTGTGTTGGCAGGTCCCCATGGAAAATCACCAACAAACGCACCATTTGTGGTAGAAACAACAGGAATAACTGTTGTTAAATCAATTTCTGTAGTAATTACGCCTGGGCTTAGTTGAAATGGCATTGTTCACTCCTTCCAGAGATAGAAAATTTTGATGCTTATATGATATTATTTATAGAAAAGTAGTTTTTCAAAAACGACCCCTCCAATGATATTCAAAACTATCCAATGGTGCTTTTAACCTTCTTTCATCAAGCCACTCTCTCTCCATATCAGCAATTTCCATATCACGATCATTTATACCATCATCAATTATACCAAAAGGCACCAAATCTTCTTGTGCAATGTTTAACTGTTCTTTTTGTAAAACCGAACGAATATCGCCATTTAGTGAATCTTTAAAGTTTCTTTGTGCAATAAACCAAGAAAAGAGAACAAGAGTCATTGCTAAGTCATCATGACTACCATCTTCGGCTGCAAATGATTCACGAAATGCGACAAATGTCATTAATTCCATAATTGTATCAGAATCATTTATTAATAGTTTATCACTTTCAATTAAAGTTTTTAAATTTGAGCAACCAATTCTCTTTGTAGTTATAGATGTTTTTACACCAAACTGTATCTTTTTTGTGTGACCCTGAGATACTTGTTGTCCTTGGCGTGGTTTTATTTGTATCTTAACCAAGTTTTCATACTCAAGTTCATGGTGTAAAATATCTGCTATTTGTTGACCAATATCATTAATTTCAACAAGAACGTAAGCATTATTATATGAGGTTGCAGCATTGAATATAAGTGTAGGATATAATAAAGGAGATATATCTTTATCTCTATATTTTGCCACTTGTTTATATGGTATGCTTGTAACATCTATAATTGAAAATGCCGAATAGTCCAGTCCTTGACCGCGAGAAACGTCAACTGTTACAACGTATGTGTGATTTTTTTGTGGTTCTTCCAATATGTCCAATTTATTTTCTTGACGAATAGGATTGTTAAATACAAGAGTTTTAAGCTTTGAGCTTGATATTAGTGTGTGTGATGATCCAACAAATTCAGTTTCAAATTCAACTTTAAATTGATCAAGTGATGTATTTCTTATAGTTTCTTCTTTCCATTGTTCGTCACGACCTGGAACTTGTGACCAATGAACCTCAATCGGAACATAGTTGCTTCTCTTGTTTGTAGCATCTGACCACATACGATAAAAATGATTTAAACCATTTGGAGTGGACACTACAAGCACTTGAGATGTCTTACCAGAAGAAATTGTGGGATATACCGAATTAAAAAATTGATCCGCTTGACTATTAGGCACGAATGCATATTCATCTAAAAATAGAATATTAAAAGAGCCACCACGAACAGCACTTGATGATGTTGCTGCAGCTAAAACCTTTGATCCATTTTCAAGTTCAATATTACCTTTATTCCAAGTAATAACTCCTTGCTGTAACCAAATGGGAAGATTTTCATATGCAAGCTGTAAACGCCCCAACAACTCTCTTGCCGTTGAACCTTTATTTGCAAGTATTGCAATACTCGTATTATCACGAAACAAAATTTGATGCAATAGATATGAAATAATTGTTGTTGATTTACCAACCTGACGAGGCATTTTACATATGACAAACCGATTTTTATAAAATGTCTCAAGCATTTCTCTTTGAAAATCCCACATTTTGAAAGGAATAAGACCTTCATCAACATTAACAATACGCATGTAATTTAATACAAAATAAACAGGATCATCCGAACACTTAACATATTCTTTAATTTGTTCAGATGTCCATTCAATCTTAATACCCGAACGCTTTAAATTCGGATTAGACATATATGTCATTGATTCAGTCATATTATTCTTTACTCTGACGTATTAGTTTTTGTAATTCAGCCGTTGATCCTACAAATACTGCATTTTGCACATTAACTCCACCAGTAGACTTTGAAGATTCCTCATTTAAGTCTTTCATCTTTTTTTGTAGATCAATAAGTTCTTTTGTTACCTCTGAAATATTTTTTATCATTCCAGCCACAACTTCATACGCTCTTGGACTCTCACTTTGTTTTGCAACAAACAAAAGTTCATCGAGTGCTTCTTCGCCTTTACGCATTAACGCACGAATTGTTTGACGAGTAAGATCATAATCCGTTTGTGTATCCGTTGCAGTTTCCGTAATTGGTATTGATGCAATTGTAGAAACTTCTTGACTTGTCTTTACTACTGGTTCAATATTTAATATCTCACTTAGATTATCATCAATTTTGCTCATCATAATCCTAACGTATTTGGAAATTCTATAATTGTTTCTGTAAAGCCAAAATCACTATTGACATTTGCTGACGTTGGATCAGGTACAATAGTGCTAATAACAAGTTTAACGTTTGAAACATATGAAGTTGATACATTCCACGATGCTCCAGATGATGCCCCTGTTATTTTTACATTAGCAACAAACGCACCCAAACTATTTTTTGATCCAAATACATCTTTAATGTATAGTTTTTCATTTGTTGCATCAAATTCTATAACTTCAGCTTTTGCATCAGGAAATTGATACGTACCTCCTTGCCAAATAAATTCACCTGCTTTAAATGCGCTAAAACCACCCGATTGTAAATTAAGAACATATATTGAAGATCCGCCAGAAGTTCCTGAGTTAAACGTACCATAAATGTTTGTATTTGCTTTTGTGATAATCTTTGAATCGGAAATTGGTCCGAATAACATTGCTCTTACCGTAAATGTAAGATCAAATGTAACAATTCGTGTTGTGTCTTCAGTATAAGCACCTTCACTATCTACCGAATATGAAACCGAATTTAATAGAACAGGAACATCTTTTTTAATTCCCATTATGCTTACAAGATCCAAAGTTAATGTATAATCAGGATTAAAAATTGGAAGTATTTGCTCAACAATTTGCCAACCATCTTCAATGTTTCTAACGTAAATTGATAAACTAAATTCATAATTATATGGAACACCCATATACTGAGCTTTTTGTGTTGTGCTTGTAGCAGTAGCTTGATTAACATTACGAATTAAACTATTTTGTTTTCTTGTGGGATCATAATCAATACCAACAATCTCAAATGACATTCTAGGCAATGAAACTTGTATATCCTTCATTAAATTAGGATCACCTTTTATACGGCTAAAGAATTTTTCTTTTTGTGCATAGACGATTGGAATAAGAATACGCTCAAGTTCGGTTGTTCCTGCTTTATTATATCTAACCAATTGCAATTCATTAAATAATGAACCAAAAGCAACAACAATTTTGCGTGTAATTCGATGGTAAAAATGATTACCAAAAATACCTGACATTAAGGTTCTCCAAACGGATTGGTTTCCGTAAAGTCAATGATACCATTTGCATCCGTTTGTATCTCAAGATTATTTGTTAATTCATCAGATACGCCATCAAAATTTTGTCTATTAAATGTGGATAATGTAAATAGTGCGTTTGATGTATTTCCTCTAACATTTGCAGATTGAGAAAAAGTTCCCTTCATGTTTATTAGTTGTAATGTATTGTTTGAAGGAAACCAATCCTTAACAATTGCAGTTGATGTTGCCGTAACAAATGAATTGCCTTGATATACGAGTTCTCCTCGTTTATAAGTCCCAGTTCCACCAGAAGATAAAGTCATTGTTTGTGTGTAAGAATATGCACGGCCAATATCATCAATTTCATCAATACCTGTATTAAATCTTTCATTAGAAAATTTATATAATTCTAGAGATAATTCATAAAAATAAAATAATGGTGGACGACGGCCAAGCATAAAAAAAGTTTTTTCTTCTTCAACAAATTTAATTTCATAAATGTTATGAAGTGCGGGCGAATACACAAGATCACCTTCACGTGGTCTAGGATATGTTGCTACTGGAACATATTTTTCATATGTGCGGCGAGCAACAATCAAACGAACAGAATCACGAATCTCTAAACCAAATTTGCTAAAAAATTCTCCAGGTCCTTCAAAACCTGTTGCTGATTGTAAATACATTTCCATTGGATATGCAGCATCATATAGTTTTACAGGATCCTCACCATAGATACTATCTTCGGAGCTAAGTGACTTTCTTGGCACATAATACACATCAGAGCCGTATTGTTGAATAGATTCAATTATGAGATCTTCAACTAAAAGCTGTTCTGGTGTTACAATGCCAGGATGATTATTGAAATAGTGATTTGTTGCCATTTATATCAACTGAGTGTCTCAGCCTTGGATAAATTCTGGTGGGACTTCATATTTGTCTTGCATTTCTTGTTCTAGCATTGTAATTTCAGATTCCGCCTCATCATAAATTTGTTGTCCATTTAATTGAACACCACCCGGCAACTGTATACCACCAAACTTCTTTAAGTTCAATCCCCATTGACGCTTGATCAATGCAGTAGAATATCTTTTTACCCAACGATCATTATATACATCAGTATATGATTCTGGATCAATAATTCTATATGCTTCTATAATTAAATACTCATTTGCCTGAATATCAGTACCCCATTGAAAGTCAATATATAACTTATTTTGATGACGATTAAATCTTATTGGTTGTTCGCCCGAAAATAATAAATCTAATGTGCGAAGATGTTGTTGTGTCAACACAAAATTAACATATGATGTTGATGTAAAGTCATAAAGTTCATGTAGACGAAGCTGATAACGAAGATCAAACATATTAACCGTAGCATTTGTTGATGATAATGGAAATATTCTTGTAACACCAGTT